AGAGAGCATGGAGCTGGATCCGCACAGGGAAGTCAATCCGATCAACATTGGCAACATCAACGACGGCGCGGTGATCGAGGCCTTCGACATCGAGCTGCGCAAGGTGCTGGCCAACATCGTCGATCTCAACACGCCGGCGACCAACACGCGCGCGCTCGTCCTGCGCATCGATTTCAAGCCGCACAGCGACCGCTGCACCATCGTGACCGACTTCCACTGCAGCTCGAAGCTGGCGCCGATCGAGACCCACACTTCGAAACTGTTCCTCGGCCGCTCCGAGGACGGGGCCGTCGTCGCGTTCGACAAGGATCCGCGGCAGATGCCGCTGTGGAGTGCGCCGAGGCCGAAAGAGGTTCCGGTGATCGAGTTCGGCAAATCGTCTTAACGCAGTTTTCAACCGCAGGTCAGGGAGAGAAAGCGCAATGGCAAACAAAGCAGAGAAGTCGATGGCGGGCAACGGAACGCCTGGAATCTTCGCGTACCTGTTCGATCGCCTCCGCGATCGCCAGCCGGTCACCCACAGAGTGGGCGAGCAGGAGTACGCCGTCAAGGAGGACGGGACGCTGGGCGCGCCGGTGCGCGAGCTGGCGCCGCAGTGGGACGCTCCGACGCTCGAAGTGAAGACGTTGTCGGCGCTGGCCGAGCTCTACAGCGCGCAGCTGGACGCTCTGCCGGTCGGTCTCGTCGAGGACAAACCGCAGGTCGGTTTCCACGTTGTCGATTATCTGACGGTCGAGATTCTCTCGCTGCGCGCCGACAGCTTCGGCCGGCGGCATGTGTACGCCCGGGCGAAGCATTTTCCCGATACGCCGTTCGTCTTCGGCAAATGGTATGAATCGCCGGAGGATTTCCTGATCGCTTTCCGCGCCAGCTTCGACTTCAACGACGACGCGGTCAAGGTCTGTCAGATGTGCTCCGCCGTGGGCGCGGGCGAGGCCGTCGCGGTGACCGACGACGGGATCTCGCAGGAAGTCGTGATCAAGTCGGGCACGGTGACCAAGAGCTCGGTGACGCTGCCGGCGGACGGGATTCAGCTGATGCCGTGGCGGACCTTCCGCGATGCGGCCCCGGTGATGTCGAAGTTCCTGCTGCGCATGCGCGGGGTCAAAGAGAAGCTGCCTCACATCGCCCTGTTCGAGATCGACGCCAAGTGGAAGATCGAGACCATGGCGAGCGTGGCGCACTACCTGAAACGCACGGTGAAGGACGCCACGATCATCGCTTAAGAACCCCACGCCGACAACACGGGCAAGCGCCTGCAGCACGGGCGGGATGGATGCGGCCATCCGGTTTCGCTTCGCGTCCGCATGACGCGAAGCCTGTTCTCCTGAGGTCCTGCAGTGGTGATGAACGCAAGCACGCGCGACGACGCACGTTTCGAGACCTGGTGGCAATCGACCGAGAGGCGGGGTGCTCGCCCGGTCTACGTGGAGGAGAAGGACGTGGCGTGGGCGGCATGGGAAGAGGCCACGCGGATCGCCGCCGGCGAGTGCGAGGCCGCGCTGAACCGTGTGGGCGCAGCCATCGAGCCGCAGATCGAGCACAACACCGCCGCCCGCGAAGCGCTGGTACGGGAAAACGCCGAACTCAGGCGGCAGCTGGCGGCGAAGGCATGAAGGCCTTGTCGCTCGAGCTTTGGCTCCGGATTCCTCTCGAATTATGAGCGGCAAGCCGTGGGACCTGACCTCGACGCATGCGCTGGAAGGCGCGGCGGAGTGGATTCGGAAGCGCGCCGACGCCACCTGCGTGCTGGTGGTGCGGGGCAAGGATTACGCGTTCGCGGTGGCCGATGATGTCGATCCGGCGGCGGCCTACGACGCGGCGCAGTTTGTGTTGCCGGACGCGCTCGATCTGGAGCGCGCACGGCGGCGGGAGAAGCAGGCAGCGGCGACGCGAAAGCGGGCGGCTGCGATCGCGAAGGGTGTGAGGTGAGGGCGATGGAAAGGACGACGCGGGTGTTCGACGTGCAGATCGCGCGGAGTGGCCTGACAGCGGATCGGGACGTTCCGTTAGGAAAGTTGGTGGTGATCGCGGATTCGTTCGAGGAGGCGTCGACGGCCGCGGTGGACGAAGCCAACCGGCGCTGGAAGCTGCTCAATAACCGGCGCTGGAAGCTGCTCAATCCGGCGAGTGCCGCGGGTGATGGTGCCGAGGCGGAGCCGTTCACGTTCACGCGCAGCTATGTAACGGAGATGACGGTGGTGCGGGAGGTGGCCAGCGTGCACGCCGACGTGGACAAGGCAGGATGACGTTCTTCAGGGAATGGATGAAGCGCTGGCAAGAGCGCAACGCTCATGCGGTTGGCTACCGCTTCGGCGATGCGCCCACGGCGGACGAGGTCGCGGCGCAGGCCGCCGAGCATGCGCGCTGGAGCGAGAGAGAGAACGCGCTGCGGGCGGCCATTGCTAGCGATTTTCGATGGCCGTGTCATTCGCGTCCAAAGGGGGAGTGGTGCGCTCGCGAAGGGCCCGGCGGGTTCATTGCGCACACCTGCCGGCGGCCAGACGAGGACGAGGTCGCGGCGCCGGCCGTCTGGACCATCCGGTACGAGCAAAGGTCGCCTGACTGCGGCCTTACGGTGGCGCAGCACGCCCGGCTCGCGGAGCTGATCGAGGAGTGCGGCGAGGTGGTGCAGGCCGCGGCCAAGGTGCTCCAGTGCGGCTACGACGAGCGCTCGCGTCACGGGAAGGGCATGCCGCGGCGGGTCCTGCTGGAGCGCGAGCTGGGGCACCTGGAGGCGTCGCTCTCGGTGCTGTACGGCTCCGGCGACGCGCGGCGGTCTCAGGTACGCGTCTGGAAGGAGCGGCGGCTCGGCGTGCGGCATGCGTCCCCCGCGGCGGCTCCGACTTTGCGGCAGGAGAGCGAAGCGAGCCAGTGAAAGACGTCGGGGCAACACGGACGATCCGCGTCCGGGACAAGCGGAAGCCGGGGCACTGCTGGCAGGATAACGAGCTCTATGACGTTTTCCAGCCCGTCATCGGTGCCACCGCCACACACATCTATGCCGCGATGAGCCGGTGGGCTTTCGGACATCGCGTGGAGATGGGCATGAGGGAGATCGCTGTCGAATCCGGAACCAGCCGCAGCGCGGTGCAGCGTGCTTTGGTCGCCATGGAGCGGCTGGGCATGGTGCGCGGGGTGGCGGGGCGCGGACCGCAGCCGGCAGCCTACAACCTGCTCGACCTGAAGGAGGCCTCCATCGCGCTTGGCGCGGAGTGGAATCCTCATCGAGCGTCGCACGGCCTGTCGCCGACTCGGGTTGCCGAGCTGCGAACGGCCGTCCTGCATTGCGTCCCATATGGGGACACAAAAGCCGGTGGAAATCTCCCGGATTGTGTCCCACACGGGGACGCTTCTGGGACGCTACTGTCCCAGAAAAGGGGGGTTAGTGTCCCACACAGGGACGCTCATCTTTATATATATAAACAAGACACAAGACTACAAGACAACCATCCCCTACCCCTTCCGCCAGCGGAAGGGGGGCTGCGCGATGAATCGGATTCTTCGGACATCGCACCAGCGGAAGGGGGGCTGCGCGATGAATCGGATTCTTCGGACATCGCACCAGCGGAAGGGGGGCTGCGCGATGAATCGGATTCTTCGGACATCGCACCAGCGGAAGGGGGGCTGCGCGACGAATCGGAATCTTCGGACATCGCGCTGGACCGCGAAGCGCAGCGGGTGCTGCGAGCCTGCGGATCGACCTCGGACGGGGTGCTGCGCGTGATCCGCAAGCAGCTGGCGGAGCGTGTGCGCCCGGCGACGCCGGAAGGGCTCACGAAAACGGCGGAGTGGATGATCGCGATGTGGGAGGACTACCGCACATGCGGCGATCGCGGCTGGCTGCGGTTCGTCTGGGGACCGCGCAAGTTCTTCGGCGATGGGCACTGGGCGAATTGCGCGCTGTGGCCGATCGATGAAGAGCGCCGCGAGATGTACGGCAGGGCTCGGGAGGGTGCGCGATGAAAGGCGGACGCAAGCCAAACCCGTGGGGAACGCAGCGGTGTTACGCGCCGTCGCTTCGACGGCCGATGACGCCCGAGCAGGCCGCCGCGAAGGCGGAACGGCGGGCGGTCGAGGCGCTCCGGCGCATGAAAATCTTTCGCTCGGAGATCACGAAAAAGCGGGCCATGATCCGGAGCTGGCGTCTCGACAATCCCTACAGCAGCCGCCGCGCCTGGAGCATCCTGCTGCGCGCGATGCTCGATGGCCAGCGTGAGGGGCGGATCGCAGCCCGTGAGCGCGCATGGGAGCGCCGGCGGCCGTCGCTGGGCGCGCAGATCGACCGCCTGATGGAACGGGCCAGCAGGAGGCGCGCATGAGGCCGCCCGCTGGAGTGGAATGCGCGACCTGCCGGGGCGAGAAAAATCACCATTGCCAGGCGCAGATCTACGATGACGGCGTCGGTGGCGTCGCGCTGTGCCTGCCCTGCGCGGATGGCAAGCCCTGCGTGATCGATCGCGTGGGTGCGCCGCCGGCGCTCGGGTCAGTGGAAGCGCCCAGCTTCTTCAATCTCATCGAATCAGCAGCACCGCCGGCGCCGGTGATTCATCGCACGCCGGAAGAGCTGGGGATTCCCGCGATCGTGCCGGCGCATGCGGGCAGGCGTTGGCTATCTGACGAGGAGTTCGCGGAGAAGAAGCGCGAGGGCTTCGAGCTCGCGAATGCGGTGCGACGCCGCGAGCGGCAAAAGCCGGAGCCGAACTTCAGCGTGCGCGCGTATCGCACGCGAACGAAGCAGATGCAGGAGAAGGTCATCGCCGGCGAAAGGGTGCGGATGTCGCCGGGCGTGACGATGGGACCGGAGATGCTCGCGCCGGAGCAGCGAACGCGCGGCGGATCGAAGCCGCGGAGGGCGCGGCATTTTCAGCCGGAAGATCTGGAGCGGAGGCGCAGGGAATTGACCGAGCGCAATGTTGCGAAAGGCGCGGCGACGCGGGCGAAGGCGGCGGAGCTGCTCGGGACGGCGCCGGACAAGGCGATCGCCGGGCAGGCGGGCGTTTCGGCCTCGCGCGTCGCGCAACTGCGCAAAGAAAAGGGAATCGCACCGGTGGTGACGAGCAACAGCCATCCGGGCGAAAAACGAACGGAGGAAGCAATGGAAGCAATGCGGGAGGCCGTAAAGAAGCTGGGCGGCAGGATGACGGATGCTGCGCTGGGCGAGCAGCTCGGCTGCAGCGGAAGCCGTGTCGGGCAACTGCGCAAAGAGTTTGGGATTCCAGCGGCCAGGCCGGGGCGCAAGCCGGGAGCGCCGGCGCAGACGGAGCAGCGGACGGTAGTGATTCCGGAAATGACGTGGGACGGGTTGGCGGCCCGGCCGCGGCTGCAGCTCACGCCGGCGCAGGCGCGCGCGCGGCTGGCCAGGCTCACGCCACAGCAGATGGCGGTCGCGCTGGGCGCGGTGCTGCAGGCGTCGCTCAAGGAGGGCTGAAGCGCAAATGGCTCGTCGACGTTCCCCCGAAGACGAAGAGTTCTACCTGCAACTCGGCCGACGCATCGAGGCCGCACGCAAGCGCAAAGGATGGAGCGCGGATCAGCTGGCGCAGGAGGCGGGTATCCGGAACCGAGCGCAGGTGTATCGCTATGAGTCGGGCGAAAATGCCATCCCGGCGCCGGCGCTGGCGCGGATCGCGGCGGTCCTGCAGGTATCGGTGATCGATCTGCTTCATCCGGGACTGATCCACGAATGGAGGTTAACTCGCGTTTGATGCGCCACACGCATTTTCTGTTGCGCGGCGGCGAGAAGCGTTTAGAGTAGGCAGCGGAATCAATCCAACAATCTTGCCGGTGCAGGCAACCGGACCGTGTATGGCGGGTCATGCCATAGTCAGGCCGAAGAGACGGAAACGTGTCTTTGGCCTTTTCCTTTTGGGAGTGAAAACGTATGCGGGTTTGGCGCGACAGCGACCGACAGCGGAGCAAACTGCTGCTCTACGGTGCGAACACGACACTGGGGTGGCGGATTCTGCGCACGATCTATGCGCGCGAAGGCGAGCGCGGTGTGGAGCGCGGGACGATGCGCATGGTCTACGACGAGATCAACGGTCACCTGCTGGGCTATCAGGTTCTGGGCACGAGCGAGCAGCGGGGAGATCAGGATCTGCCTTCGATGCCCTCCGCGGCTTCGATTTCGTACAGCGAGATGCAGATCAATGCCGGGACGGCGTTCGAGAAGGGAAAGTCGCACACCGCTGGACTGCCGGAGCATCGCCGAGCGGAGCGGCACATTCCCGAGGATCGCGTCGAGCGCGTCCAGCAGAAGGTTCGGATGTTTGAGAGAAGGATCGGCCCGGCGAGGGGCGACATCCTGCGGGTGTGGCCGAAGGCATGAACCGGTTTGGGGGCGGCGCGGGCGGTGACGCGATCGACTTCAACGCAGTCGCGTCGACGCGCATCGGCTACATCGCGGTCGAGCCGAAGATTTGCGAGTGGTGCTGCGCGAACTTCTGCCGCGTGGTGGGATCGGGCGTCAGGGAATGTCCGAAGTGCGGCGGCCGTCTGGAGCGGCTGGCGAGCCAGCCTCTTCGCTCGACAATCCAAAAGGGACACGCTCGGAGGGTGGCGTAGGTGGCAACTGTGCATCTCGACGAAGAGTGGCCGAAGGCGAAAGGCACAGTCGAAGTGATGCTCGGCCGGCACAGCGCGCTGCTTGACGGCAACGGCAACGGTGAGCGCGGGCTCGTGAGCGTGGTGGCACGGATACAGACCGAAGAGACGATTGTGCGGGATCGGCAGCACAGGATCAATCAGCGCTGGATGCTGCTCGTCGCTCTGATTCCGGTCCTGATTAAAGTGCTCACGATGATGGGCTGGTTGCCGAAATAATGGCGACGCCTGAACAGGTGGAGTTCCTGCGGAGGGCTTGCGGAGCGGCCCGGCTCGCGCATCACGTTTGGTCCGAATACGCAGCCTGCGAAGCGGCGCTCGAAACAGCGTGGGGGACGTCGCGGCTGTATCTGCAGGGCAACAATGTCTTCGGCGAAAAGCAGCACGCGAAGCCGGTGTTTCTCACGGTGACGCTGCCGACGCGCGAATACCGGTACGGCGTGGGCTGGATCACGGTGCAGGCGCCGTTTATCTGGTTTCCGTCGCCGATTGAGGCGTTCGAGATGCGGATGCAGACGCTGCGGCGGCTGGCGGTGGAGAAGAACAGCGCCGGCGAGCTCGAATATCCCGAATATGCCGCGGCGCTGGCCGCGACGTCGGGAGAAGCGTTCGTGACGGAAGTTTCAAAGCGCTGGTCGACGGATCCCGAGCGCGGCGCGAAGGTGCTGGAGATCTTCAACGCGCACATGGATGTGTTTGCGCAGAGCGCGAACCAGGAGGAAGGCAAATGGGCAGGCAACCGATATCGATTTCAGGCGGCAACGCGACGCCGGCAGTGAGTACGGCGTCGCATTTCTTCGCCAATTACAAGACCACGCTGTGTGGACTGGCCGGCGCAGCGCTGCTCGCGGTGCAGACCTACAACGGCGGCGGCGGATGGAAGGGCTACGTCGGCGCGGCGCTGGTCGCGGTCTGCGGCGGCCTGATGAAGGACTTCAACGCTTGAGCCTGTTCTCCGATCCCATCAGCGGCCTGTTCGGCGTCTTCTTCAAAAAAGCGCTGGACAGCAAGGTGATGCAGTACGTCGTGCTGCTGCTGGAGATGGGGATTGCGGGGACGCTGGCGTTTCTCGCGTTCGCCGGCGGCGCGCTGGTCGCGCGACAGCCGGTGGCGTGGTCCGTCGGAACGGGTATGGTCGCCGCAGCTATCGCGATGCTGGCAACGTTTCAGGCGTCGCCCAACAGCAAAGGGCTCGTGATTTCGTTCCCGTCGAAGCTGGCGGACGAGCGGATCGATACGCCCACCACCACCATCGAGAGGAAAACGAAATGATTCGACGCATCGCAATTCTTGCATTCATCTTCGCGCTGGCGCTGAGCTTTGGCTTTGCGCAGACGGTTGTAGCTCCGGCAGTTCCCGCCGCGCCTGCAACCGGATTGCACTTTGCCACTTCGGTGCAGGCCATCGAGCTGGACATCGCCGGCACCACGGCGGCGGCGGAGAGCACCATCGCAACGCTCGACTTTACAGCCACGACACAGATTCAGGGACAGGCGATTGTCGGGCCCGGCTACAAAGGCTACTACGGCGGCCTGCAGTGGACGCCCGATTTCTCGAAGCTGATCGCAAAGACGCTGCTGCCTGCGGACACTCTGCAGCCGTATCTCAGCGGCGCGGGCGGCGTCGGTCAGCAGGCGGACGGAATCAATCACGCCTCGGTGATCGTTGGCGGCGGCATGAACTACGATCCCACAGGTACCGGGCACTTCTCGGTGCAGGCTGGACGCTTCGATTACGTGCGTGTCGGCTCGAAGAACGGCTGGGCTGTGGGCGGCGGCATTTCCATCATCTTCCCGCAGTCCTAAGCCAGTGCCGAGTGCTGCCAAAAGGCCATGCGCGCGGCCGGGATGTCCAAACCTGGTCGCGCGTGGGTACTGTGCCAGCTGTCAGCCCGTGTACAGCTCGAAGGCGCTGACGGAGCAGCGGCGGCCGAGCGCGCACAAGCGCGGCTACACGCGCAAGTGGGATGCGGCGAGCAAAGGATTCCTGCGGTCGAATCCGCTGTGCGCCGGCTATCCGCGGGGCGTCCATGGCGAACGGCCGGTCGCGGCAGAGGTGACGGATCACCTCGAGGCAGCGGCGAAGCGGCCTGATCTGTTCTGGGAGAGATCGAACTGGCAGCCGCTATGTGGTAACTGCAACAAAAGAAAGAACATCGCGGAAGAGGGCGGCCTGAGGGGGTAGGGGGGGTCGAAATCTCTCCCGAAGGCATCGCCGCAGACCGCATTGGAACACGACATTTACGTCCACAAAATACGACATTTCAGGCCAAGCGAATCAGAATCACGAACTTGCAGCATCGACGCGTCGAAGGGGCCGGAATCAGCCGTAGAAGCCCCGCAGAGGCGCCGATGCGCGGTTCGACGCCTTCGAAGGGGGAGTAAAGGCGCAGCAGCCAGAGTGGTGAAGCAATGTCCAGACCGCGCACACCGACCGCCGTCCTCGAACTAAAGGGATCGTTCCGCAAGAATCCCAAGCGGGGTGAGGAGCGAGCATTCGAGCCGCGGTCGACCGGCCATTGTGAGCCACCGGCACAGTTCCTGCGCACGGACGTCTCCGAGTTCGCGCGCTACCTGGCGATCTGGAAGGAGACGGTTGCGATTTGCTGGTGGCTGACGCCAGCCGAGGCCGGTCCGCTCGCCAGCTATTGTCGTTTGAAGGACAAGGAAAACCGCGGCGTAGCGAAGCCGGCGGATCTCAGCAACCTCATCAAGCTGTATCCGATTTTGGGCATGACGCAGGATGGAAGAGCAAAGTTCAGAGAACGCGGCGCGGAAGCGCTCGGCGAAGGCGCCTCGAAAGGCCCGCACGCGCAAGCCGACGACTGGGAGAACATCGCCGGCGAAGCCGAGCGCCTCCGAATCGTCTAAGCGCAACTATGCCGAGATCGCGCACCGCTATGCGCGCGACGTCGTCGCCGGTCTCGTTCCGGCCTGCAAGTGGGTGCGTCTGGCATGCCGGCGTCACCTGCGGGATCTCGCAAGGTCTCGCGAGAAGGATTATCTGTATCGGTTTGACGCGGCCCGGGCGAACCTGCCTTGCCGCTTCATCGAGAAGCTGCCGCACACGCGTGGCCAGTGGGCGCGTGTGCGGCGCGGACATTCAAACCGGATCCAGCTCGAGCCGTGGCAGATCTTCATCGTCTGCGCGATCTTCGGCTGGATCAACAAGGCGACGCGCTTCCGCCGTTTCGCCGAGGCCTACATCAAGGTGCCTCGGAAAAACGCGAAGAGCACCCTCGCCGCGGCGATCGGCCTGTACATGCTCATGGCCGACGGCGAGTACTCCGCGGAGGTCTACAGCGGCGCGACGAAAGAGAAGCAGGCCATGGAGGTCTTCAAGACCGCATGGCGCATGGTCAGGAAGACGCCGGCGCTGGAGGATTATTTCGGGATCGAGTCGGCGATCAAATCGCTGTATCGCCGGGAGGACGGGAGCAAGTTCGAACCGCTGGTGGGGGATCCCGGGGACGGCGCCTCGCCCAGCTGCGCGATCGTCGACGAGTATCACGAGCACGACACCTCGATCCTGCACGACACGATGCAGACCGGGATGGGTTCGCGGGAGCAGGGGCTGGTCATCGACATCACGACCGCGGGCAGCAAGATCGAGGGCCCGTGTCACATCCTCGAACGCGACGTCGAGAAGCTCCTCGACGGTTTGGTCGAGAACGATGCGCTGTTCGGCATCATGTACGGGATCGACCTGGAGCCGTACGAATGGGACGGCGTCAAGGTGCCGGTCGACGACTGGAAAACGGAGACCGCGCTTCGCAAAGCGAATCCGAACTACGGCGTCTCGGTGTTCGCGACGTTCCTGCAGAAGCAACTGCGTGAGGCGATCCAGAGCGCGCACAAGCAAAACACGTTCAAGACAAAGCACGAGAACGTGTGGGTCAACGCGGCGATCGGGTATTACAACGTGGAGGCCTGGCGCCGCTGTGCGGATCCAAGCCTGAATCTCGATCAGTTCAGGCGCGAGAAGTGCTGGGAAGGCACCGATCTCGGAGCGAAGGACGATCTGGCTTCGAGGGTTAAGGTGTTTCGCCGCATCGTCGGTGGCGCGGTGCACTACTACGTGTTCGGCCGGCATTATGTGCCGCACGACCGGGCGATGGATGGGGACCATTCGCACTACGAACGCTGGATTGCCGACAACCAGCTGCAGGCGCATGCCGGCGCGGAGATCCAGCTGGAAGCGATCCAGAAGGAAATCGAGGACGAACTCGGGACCTTCGACTTTCAGTGTTTGGCTTTCGATCCATGGGGGGCTCTGCAAATGCAGCAGGAACTCGCGCTGAAGCTCTCCGAGGATGTGGTGCTGAGCATCCCGCAGACGGTGCAGTACCTGTCGGCGCCGATGAAGGAGATCAACGCCGCCTCGCTGGCCGGCAGGATCCATCACGACGGCGATCCGGTGCTGGCCTGGGCCATCTCGAATGTGATCGCGCGCGAGGACAACAACGAGAACGTGTTTCCGCGTAAGGAAAAAGGCGGGAACCAGAAGATCGACCCGCACAGCGCGCTGTTGAACGCGATGAACCGGGCCATGGTGGGCGACACGCGTCGCCCGTTTACGCCGCCGATGATGGGGTACATGTGAAACCAGAGTGGATGCAGCTGGCGAAGCGTCTGGCCACGGATCTGATGTTCCTCGCCGGCCTCGCTCTCGCGATCTTCGGTGTTTGGGTTTGGTCGCATCCATTGGGCCTGATCGTGGGAGGAATAGTCCTCGCGGCGCTCGGCTTTCTTTTCGGTTATGACCCGGCAACCCTGCGGAGACGCCCGTGACGATTGTCAGTTCGCTGGCTCGAGGCTTTTACGGCGCGCGCGCGGATCTCGCCGGCGCGCCGGCGCCGTGGGACGATTACTGGTACACGCCGATCGGAGCGCCCTCGGTCTCCGGGATGAGGGTGACGCCGGAAACGGCGAAACGGCTGGCTACGGTGATCGCCGCGGTGGGGGCCAAGTCGCGCGCCCTGGCCGTTCTGCCCTGTCTCATCTATACGGACATCCCGGGCGGCGGAAAGAAAGTCGTTCGCAAGCACCCGCTGTTTCCGATTTTGCATTCGCGGCCGAACGACATGCAGACGGCGTTCGAGTTCTACCAGATGCTGCAGGGGCATGTGGAGCTGCGCGGAAATGCCTATGCGGAGATTCTGACCAGCAGCCGCGGTGTGATCGGCGAACTGATCCCGATGCATCCGGATCACGTTCGGGTCGAGATGCTCAGCAGTGGCCGGCTGCGCTACATCTATAACGACCCGCTCACAAACTCAACGCGGACGCTGCTGCAGGGCGAAGTGTTTCATGTTCGCGACTGGGCCGATTCCCGCGCGGTGGGGCAGTCGCGCATCACCATGGCGATGGACGTCTATGGCGTCGCCCTGGCGCAGCAGGATTACGCCGGCAAGTTCCTGAAGAACGACGCTGCGTCGGGAGTTATCGTTACCGGCACAAATTTCGAAACGAAGCAGGCCGAGGAGGAATATAAAGCCGCCTTTCTGGCTTCGGCAACGGGGGAAAACCGGCACAAGATTAAGCTGCTGCCGCCCGGCGTCGATATCAAGACGCTGGGAGTCAAGCCCAGCGACATGCAGTTGCTCGACGCCTCGAAGGCCTCCGACATCAAGATTTGCTCGATCCACAACATCCTGCCGCACCTGATTGGGGTTGACACGGGTCGTGCGGCCACTTACGCGAGCGTCGAGCAATTCAACCTGATGCATGCGCAGCAGTCGGTCCTGCCGATGGCGGTGATGTGGGAGCAGGCGATTCAGCGCGATCTGATGGACGACGATCGCTTTTATGCCAAGTTCTCCCTGGCGGAACTATTGCGCGGCGACTTCGCGACGCGCACGACCGGCTATGCGGTGGCCATCGAGCATGGCTGGCTGTCGCCTGACGACGTCCGCGAGCTCGAGGATATGAACCCGATTAAGGGCGGCATCGGGCGTCAGTACTTCCGGCCTCTGAACTGGACGACGCTCGATGCGCCGGCCGCGCTGCCGCCATCGTCCGGGAATCAGGATGGAGTTTCCGAGGAGGACGACGATCAGGAGCCGGAAACGGGATCGGGCGCCGATCCGCAGGATCAGTCCGCACTGCGCTCCCGTCTTGAGCTGATGGCGCAGGACAGCGCCGCGCGCTGTGTCCGTCGCGAAGTGAATGCATTGCGGAAGATGGTGCAGAACGAGGCCTCCGCACCACAGATCGAGCAGTTTTATGCAGAGCACTTCCGCTTCATCTGCGGAGTGTTTCACTTCACCTCGCTCGCGACGGTCAGGGCGAAGCAAGGTTGCGATGCGCGCAAGTCGGAATTTACGCGGTGGATGGCCGAAGGGGACGCCGCGAACGCTATTCGCTGGATCGAAACGGTGGCCGCCACGCAACCGGCGGCTCTGGCAGCCCTCGCGGTGGAAGGAGTCCTTTGATGCAATATTCGCGGATCGTTCGCGCTGTCTATTCCTCGGTCTGGGCGATTTTGCCGGAAAAGCTGCAGGCGATCGCGGAGTTTCTGAATGTGAGAATCGCCGGCGGCGCGGTCTCGCCCGATCTGATCGCGGCGATCCGCGCGGAGAATGCGGTCGCAGCCTCGCGCATGCGGGCTCTCTCGGCCGACAAGCCGGGCTCGGTGATGGTGCTGCCGCTCTTCGGCATCATCAATCAGCGCTACGCGGGCGACTTCTCCGGGCCCAGCGGAACCTCGGTGCAGCAATTCACCCAGCAGTTTCGCCAGGCGATGAACGATCCCAACGTTAAGGCAATCGTGATTGACGTCGATTCGCCCGGCGGCACGGTCTCCGGCGTCGACGAGCTCGCCACCGAGATTTACAACGCGCGAAAGCAGGGAACGAAAAAGATCACGGCGGTTTCAGATTGCCTCTGCGCCAGCGCCGCCTATTGGATCGCGTCTCAGGCCAACGAAGTAGTCGTCAGTCCAACCTCACTCACCGGCTCGATCGGCGTGTACCAGCTGCACGAAGACGATTCGGAGATGTTGAGCCAGGTGGGCGTCAAGGTTACGCTGATCTCGGCCGGACCTTACAAGACGGAGGGCAACAACTACGAGCCTCTCGGCGAGGAAGCGAGGGTCGCGATGCAGGGCATGGTGGACGACTTCTACGGGATGTTTACGAAGGCGGTTGCCCGCGGTCGCGGCGTCGCCGTCAAGGCAGTCAGCGGAGGATTCGGCCAGGGCCGCGTGCTCACGGCGCAGGATGCCGTCAAGCAGGGTCTCGCCGACAGAATCGCGACGCTCGACGAAGTGCTGGCGAAGTTCGGCGTGAAGCAATCCGCGGGCTCGTCGGCCGCGACTGAGCCGCCGGCGATCGCGGAATCCGGATCCGCACTGCGCGCGGACACGGTGATCGATGACGACAATGTCGACGATGCCTCCGACGCGGAGTGCAGCTGCGAATGCGAAGGGTGCGTCGCCGGCGACTGCGGCTCCTGCACGCATGAGGGCTGCGATCCGGAAGCAGAAGACTGTCAGGGCTGCGCAATGGCCTCCGGCGCGGCGAAGAAAGGCGCGAATCCGGCGGCAGCTGCGCGGTCGCGTCGGCTGCGGCTGGCGCGTATTTAACGCACCTGCGAAATTGCACAATTCATGAAGTTCCCCGGCCAAAGCCGGTTATCCCTGGCGTCTGCCTCCGCCCGATGGCGGCGATCCGCGGCGCTTGACGTGCACGTAGTTTCGAACCGGGAAAAGAGAGGAATGGAAAATGAATCTGCGCAAATTGCAGCAGGCGAAGGCAGCGGCGCTCGATAAGGCTGCCGCTCTTCAGAAGGCCGCGGAAAATCGGGATATGACGGCGGAAGAGAACACGGCTTTCGACGCGGCGGCGGCCGAGGCGGAAGGCCATCAGGCGAACATCGACCGCCTGCAGAAGTTGGCCACGCTTGAGCGCAACGCGCCCTCCGGCGTCGAAGTGGGCGACAGTCTCGCGGAGAAAAAGCCCTGGCGGAACAAGGGCGAATTCTTCGGAGCGGTCATCGGTTCGTATCAGAGCGGACACGCAAACATGGATCCGCGCCTGCGCGCCGCGCTGGGAGCGAACGAAAACGTGCCGGCGGAGGGCGGTTTCCCGATCGCGCCCGAATTCGTCACGGATCTGCTGCAGCGCAGCTACGATGTCGGCGAAGTCGCCAAGCGCTGCCGGAAGATGACCATGAACTCGCTGCGGATGATTCTCAACGCAGTCGACGAAACCAGCCGCGCCGACGGCAGCCGGTGGGGCGGCATTCTGGCCTACTGGGAGGCGGAAGGCGCACCCTACACGGGCACCAAGCCGAAGTTCCGGCAGGTACAGCTCGTCGCCAACAAGCTCATCGGTCTCGCGTATCTGACCGAGGAACTGATGGAGGATACCACCGCGGTGTCGTCCTATATCGAAGAGGTTTTCCCGAACGAATTCGGCTTCAAGATCGACGACGCCGTCATTAATGGCAGCGGCGCGGGGCTGCCTCTGGGCGTGCTGAACGCCAAGAGCGCCGCCACCGTCGTGCAGGCCAAGGATTCCGGCCAGGCAACAGGCACGATCTCGACCACAAACCTCCTCAACATGTGGGCCCGGCTGTGGGCTCCCTCCAGAAAGAACGCTTGCTGGTTTATCAACCAGTCGGCCGAGCCGCAGTTGTACCCCCTCACCCTCGGTTCGCCGAGCCTCGGTCAGATCCTCATGTACACGCCGCCGGGGCAGAACGGCAACAACAGTCCTTACGGGCTGCTGTTCGGCCGTCCGGTGATTCCCATCGAGCAAACGGCGAATCTCTCCACCCAGGGCGACATCGTCCTGATGGATCCGACGCAGTACCTGCTCGCGCAACGCAACGAGGTTCGGGCCGACAGTTCCATCCATGTCGCCTTCCTCACCGGCGAGCTGGCGCTTCGCTTCATGGTGCGCCTCGATGGGCAGTGCTGGTGGAACAAGCCGCTGACGCCAAAAGCGACCAGCGCGCCTACGCTCTCGCCGGTTGTCACCCTGGCGACCCGGTAATCGCTCGGGCGCGGCGGGCCTTACCGGTCGCCGCGCCGGACCTCTCACTCTTCACCGCGCTCGGCTTTATGCCGGGAAAGGATTCGTGTCATGGAACGAGGCTTTTGGGCAGCACAGGATGGGCACGTGGTCAGCGTCCTGTCGCCGCAGAATATGTCGGGCGGCGTCACCGGACAGATCTTCAACATGGAGGGTTACGAGCACGCCAGCATCCTCATCCAGCTGGGCGCTCAGGCGGCGGCGGCCACCAAGATTCTCCTCAACGCGTGCACCGATGCCGCCGGTGACGGAGCCGCCGCGCAGCCGTTCAACCTCTTCACGCAGGAGACAGCCGGTCTGTCGAACGATGTTCTGTCGACGCGCCAGGCGGTCGCGGCCACGGGCTACACGCCTTCCGCCAACGCGAACATCTTCTACGTGATCGAGCTCGATGCTGCCAGCCTGCCGCAGGGTTCGCCCTATGTGCAACTGCAGATTACCAATGGCGCGAATGCGGATTACGTCTCGGCGGTGGCCGTCCTCTCCGCGGGGCGCTATACCGGCGATCAGTCGCCTTCCGCCACTTCGTAAACAGGGGTCCCGCCGGGCAGCAGTTCGCTCTCCGGCGGGAGCCTCGCGCCGCCTCGAAATGCTGGATGGAGGTACCGAACAATGGGAATGCGCGTTCTTCGAATTTCGAACGAGATCCTCGTTCAGATGTTTGCTCCGGGTCTACACCCCGGCGGCTACGAGGTCATCCGGGATGGCCTGCCGGCCGACACGTGTATTCTGCACGTCTTTCACGACGGACCGCAGGGAGAGGTCGGCCTGAAGATCGCAAGCGCGGAGTTCGACGGACCAGGGGCGGGCGAGGCAGCTCCCCAGATTAGGCCGATTTTGCGAACGCTGCCACCGCGGGAAGAAGAGTCGCCGCGAGTTACGCGGGTGAAGCCCACTGACGAGGTCCGCGGGAAGTAGATGGAATCGCTTCGACGCATCATCGCGCCCGCAGCCGAGCCGGTGGCTCTGGTGGATCTCAAGAATATGCTCGAGATCCCGGCCACCGACACGACGCATGACACCACGCTGATGTCATTCCTGATTGCGGCCCGCGAGGACTATGAGGACTGGGCGCGGATGAAGCTCATCACGCAGACCTGGCTGCTGCGCTGCGATTCGTTCCCCTCGGTTTCGCTGCGCTACGACCGCAACGGCTATCCGCAGTATCAGCTGCCCTTCCCGCCGTTTCAGTCGGTCCAGTCGTTCCAGTACGTCGACACAAGCGGCACGGTACAGACGCTCACGCGCGACACGACCTACGGGACGAATCCCGCCGAGCCGTTTTACGGCTACCAGCTGGAGCCGGGCGGGCACACGATCCCGGCGCGGCTCACGCCGCCGTGGGCGCGGCCGTGGCCGCCACAGCGCATGGTGCCGGCGAACACGATGATCCAGTTTCGCTGCGGGTATGGGGGTCCGGTTATGGTGACGGCGCAGGAGAACAATCCTGTCATCGCGACGCCCGGCTTCGTCTTCAATCCGGACGACGCGCCCGCGATGGCGGGCGACACGGGGACGCCTATCTCGATTCCAGGCGCCGGATCGGGAAACGCGCCGCTGGTGACGAACGTGCTCTCGGTGGACGGATCCGGCAATGCCACGCTGGCGACGGCGCCGGCGCGCGCGGTTTCCGATGTGAGTGCCTGGCTCGGCCTGCAGGTCCCTCAGTCGACGAAGCTTTCTATCCTGTTTCACGCGCAGTTCTTCTTTGAGCAGGGAGCCGTCGTCGACCAGGCCGTGCCGCGCGTTGTCGCCAGTTTGCGCGGCGCAAAAAGGAACCTGGTGAGCTGATGGGCGGCTTCGCGGGGATCTATCGGCCGGGCAACAACCCGCTCGTCGTCCGCGCGGGCGAGCTGCGGCATCCGATCGCGATCAACTCGCCCAGCTCCACGCCGGGCCCCGATGGCGCCTCCGTCACGCCGTCCAGCTGGACGCCGGTACGGTCCACAAACGCCGCCATCTACACCGCCGGCGGCAGGGAAACCTCGCAGGCGAACCAGCTCGTGTCGGAATGCTCGCATGTCGTTAAGGTGCGCTGGACGCCGGATGTGCTCAAGGCCGGCTACCAGGTCGCTTTTGGATCGAGGACGTTCACCGTGCTCTACATCGAGAACGTGCTCGAACGCAACCGCGTGCTGCTGCTGTACTGCAAGGAAGTCGACGGAGCGCAATAGATGGACATCGACGTCGGCATCACCGCGCTGCTCGCCGGAGACAGCGGCGTTCAGGCCAATCTGAAGATGGGCGGCGTAGAGTCCATTTTCGATGGCGTCGTGCCCGAGGACATCGCGCAGTATCCCTGCCTCGCGTACCAGTGGGTGGGCGGCAGCAACGATCCGGGGCTCACCAGCGCAGGCCCGCGGCGCTCGCGCCTGCAGATCGATTGCTGGGGCCTCACGAAACCGCAGGCGAAGACGCTGGCGAACGCCGTGGCGCATCTGCTGGACGGCTATTCCGGCGTTCTCAGCGACGGCACGACGGTGATGAGCTGCTGGATCATCAATCCGCCCGGCGTCGATTTCTTCAGCGGCGACTCGCGCTTCCGTCGCCGCATGCTCGAGTTCTACGTGCTGCACAACTTCACCCCATAAACAGGAGGACACGCACATGACTGGATATACCGGATCCCAGGCCCAGGCGGGCCGGGGAACAACCCTCGGCATCGGCGCGACGCCCACGCTGATCGGCGAGCTCGACAACGTTCCGATGGATCTGCCGGAATGGAACACGGATGACGTGACGAACTTCGAATCCGGTTCGGACGAAGAGTTCATCACGACCATTCGCAAGTCGATGGAGTACTCCGTCACCGGCAACCGCGTCAGCTCCGATGCCGGCCAGATCGCCGTGGAAACGGCCTATGCCGCGGGTTCGCTGTCCTCGTTCACCCTGACGCTGCCGAAGACGGCGGCGCAGACAACCAGCGGCGACAAGTATGTCTTCAATGCGCTGGTGCTCAGCCAGTCGTTCAAGATCGAGACGACGAAGAAGGTCACCTTCAGCATGAAGCTGAAGACGTCGGGCCCGGTGGCGTTCACCGCCGGCAGCTAAGTTTCTCCCGGTGAGGTAGTGCAGCAGTGCAGCAACGCAGGGCCGGGCAACGTTCCGGCCCTGATCTTTTTAAGGGTGTAAAAATGAGAAAAAATCAGCCAGGCGGTTCTTCGGAATTTTCCGATCCGACGTTGCCGGAGACCTACGTCGACATCGACGGCGAGAAGTTCAGGTTATGTTTCGATTTCGCGGCGCTGGCGCAGGCGAAGAGAAAGCTGCAGGAGCAGGGCGTGGAGATCAACATTCTCCACTCGCTCAACTTTTACACGCTCGACGTGGACACGCTCGCTGCGATCTTCTACGCGGCGGCGCACCGCTTCCATCCAAAGATGGAATGGTCGAAGGCGCAAAAGCTCACGAATCTGAGAACTGGAGCGGCGATCATTGAGGGTCTGGCGGCCGCCTATGCCGCAGCGATGACCGACCCAAAGAGAAACCCTCGGGAGGGGACGACACAGAAAGCCTGAGCGAGCAGGAGCTCTGGCTGCATCTCTGGTCCGTCGCCCGATACGACCTGCATCTCAGTGATGCCGACTTTTTCCGGCTCACGCCGCGCAAGCTTGACGCCCTGCTGACCCGAAGAAGGGCCGGTGTTGAGCGCAACGAGCTTCTTTTCGCTCAGCTGACTGAAAAGGCGGTGAATTACAGCGTCAGAGCGCCCAAGGATCCGGCGCGGATTCAGGATTTCATGCCGTCGCAGTGGGTGGCCGACGTGAAGAGGAAGGCGGCGGTGCCAGACATAAGCAAGCCGGTTCGCATGACCGCGTGGCGGCGCAGGGAGGTAGCCGACAACTGGCGTCGGTTCATGAGCAGCGGCTTTGCCGGCTATACGACGGTGGAGACGCCGGACGCGGGATAGTGGGACTGCCAGTGGTATACTGCCGACGGCTTTCCGGAGGAAACATGTTGAAGCTGCTGGCAGTTATAAGTTTGCTAACTTGCGCGATAGGTCATGCGCAGTCCGCGCCGACTATCTTCATCGACGCCGACAGTACCTTCGCGCCGTCGATCACGGCGGCCATGATCAGGAAACATGTTCCGGTGTCGATTGTCATCGACCCGGAGCATGCGGAGTACGTGCTGAAGGCTGCACCGGTCATGTCGAAAGACGAGAGCGGCGCGGGGAAGGTCGCGAGGTGCCTGTTTCTGGACTGCGCGGGCATGAACGGTTTCTCGGCCGTGTCGGTGCAGTTGGTGCGAACGAAAGATAGCTCGGTGGTGTGGGCGTATCAGGTGCGGAAGGCCATGAGCGGGCCGGCGGGGCTGCAGTCGCTGTCGGAAGCGATCGCCAAACACTGCAAGGACGATTACCTGAAAAAGCATTCCGAATAACCGGTTTGTGGGACTTGACATCCCTGGAGGGGGTGCTATCCTGGCGGTTCTGGAAGGGAGAGTCTCCCCATGAAGCTCGCAGGATGGGTCGCGATCGCGGTTGCGGTGCTGTTACTGGGCGCGGTGTTCGTGCAGTGGAGGAACGACACGGAGGCAGCGGCTGAACGTATTCAGCGTGGCTTTGCGGAGATATCCGCCGGGGATAGCGCCGCGCTTGATGCCGATTCCGCGCGAGCGGATGCAGAGAGGAACATGTGGACCATCGAGGGCATCGCCGGGGCCGGCTTCCTCGTGGCGGGGCTGGTCATGCTGCGGAAGCGAACCGCTTGAGTTAAAAGGAAAGTAACGAGTTTTGAAGCCGCCTTTCGGGGCGGCTTTCTTATTGGAGGCACGGCGGTGGGCGGGTTCACAATCCAAATCGAGGGCTTGCGTGAGCTCGATGCGAAGCTCAGCGAGATGAAGGACTCTCAGATCAAGCGAGTAATTCGTCACGGGCTCGATGCCGGTGGCGAAGCGATGAGGCGGTCCATTGCCGAAGCGGCGCCAGAGAGGCCGGATCTGCCCAGCGGCGACGCGCTCCCGGCCGGAGCCATGAAGCAGGACATTGAAGTTCGACGCGGGCGATTCGAGGGGCTGCTGGCTGTGTTTGTGGGGCCGGGGAAGTACACGCGACGCCAGGCGGGATGGGTTGAATACGGTCATCGGCTGGTGCGCGGCGGGACCTCCCAATTGAAGAGGACGATCTTCGGAAACGTGAAATATAAGGGCCCGGGCTCGGAGGTGGGTGAGGTGAAAGCTCACTCTTTCATCCGTCTGGCCTATGAAGGGTTTCGCGAAGAAGCGGTGCAGGTGGCTGTCGATACGATGCGGCGGGATGTCAAGCTGGGCGCGGTGCCAAGTTCCGTCTACGAAGGGCGTGGGGCGGAAGACAACTACACCGGGGAGGACTACTGATGGCCGAGGCGGGCAGTGTAAAAATCATCTTCGCGGCAGATGCGACCAGCTACAGTGCCGCGCTGTCCTCGATGCAAAAACAGATGGACTCGTTCGCCGCCAAAGCCGGGGCGGCGGGGCGGAGCGGCGCGGCTGCCGGGCATGGCATGGTTGCGCCCTGGCAGGCCTCATCGGCCGCATTGCGTGTTGCCGAAGGCAACATGACGAACAATATCCGCGCCGCGGAAAGGTTCCTCGCCACGATTCCTGGAGTGGGCCGCGCGTTGCAGGTGGCCTTCCCGGTTGTCGGAGCCGTCGCCCTTCTGGGCGTATTTGCGCGAATGGGCAACGAGGTTGTGGACTTCATCAAGAAGACGAACAGGATCCCGCAGGCGCTGGAGACTGCCTTTCGGGAATCGTTGCTGAGTGGTCAGTCGGCGGCCGACGAGCTCCAGAAGGAGAACGATGCCCTCGACAATCAAATCGCGAAGCTCGAGGGACGGCCGCAAAACAATCTGGCCACGGCGATCGACGACGCGCGTATCGCGGCCGATAAGTTGGAGCAGTCGCTCATGCGCGACAATCGCGAGATTGCGGAGCTGCTGAAGCAGAACCAAATTGGGTCGCTCGGCGAGCTGCTCACCGGTAAGGGGCGAACGACGGCCGTCGCGGGAGACGTCAACTACTGGAATCAGGAGCTGGCGAATAAGGCGAAGGATTTCGACAAGGCGGTGCACGCATTCGGACCGGACAGTGTGCAGGCGAAGTCGGCGCAGACTGCACTCGCACAGCGGCGACAGGCGGCGGAAGCCAACATGCAGATGGAGATCGACGTTCGCAAGCCCAGCCCCGACCGTGCGGCGAACATTACCGGCGACCAGGACCCGAATCTGAACATCGCCCAGGGCTATCTCGCGATTCTGCAGCAGCAGGACAGAATGGACAGCCTGAGCGGGCAGCACGAGCAGAAGAAAAGCGTTGCGGATGCGCTGACCCACGCGCGCGAGCTACAAGCCGCGGCAAAGGAGCGCGGTGCTCAGCAAATGCAGGCGTGGGAGAAAGAACTTTCGGAGCAGAAGTCGAAGCATGTCATGAGCCTCGACGAGGATGCAGATTTTTGGCAAAAGCGTGCCGACAGCGTGACGAAAGGCTCAATGCTGTACACTGACGCGCTGAAAAAGGCAAATGATTTGCGTGCCGCGAGTCAGGTCCAGTATCAGCAGGAGTTCACCGGAGACGTGATCGAGAAGATGCGCTCCGGAGAAGCGGGCGACTCGTCGAGCGATCGCGTGCACGCCGCGCTGCAGGAGCAGTATGTCGGCGACGACACGCACGAGCGAGAGATCAAACGCCAAACGGAGGAGGGCGCCACGCGCGCCTTCGCTGCGGCCGAGCAGCAGCGCAAGGCGGCGGATAGCCTCGCGGAGGAAGCGATCCGGCTGCAGGAGCAGAGCGGGCAGCTCTCCCGCGCCGGCGCCGCGCAGGCCCTGATGACGGTCCATCAGGAGAGCTTTGCGAACTGGTCGGCGGCGTCCGCCTCGTTCTCGGCGCAGTTCCCGAATCTGGCCGTGCCGGGCGCGACGCAAGCCCTGCAGGAGTACGGGAAACAATCGCAGCAGGATGAAGCCGCGCAGGAGGCCACAACCTCGCTGGGTGCGCTGCGCGAGGCGACGGATCGCATGACGCAGGCCTTCACGGATCTGCCCGCGCACCTGACGCAGCTGATGACGAGCGCCATCAGCGGCTTCAATGAGGCGTTCTCCAGTGCGGTCATGGCGCACACCACGAGCGGCGTCGAGTATCGCCGCGGGATCACGAATGCGGTGGGTGGCCAGTTCCGCTCGCTGGGCGCAAAGGGCCTCGATTCCGCGTTGCAGATGGGCGAGGGCGGCCTGATGTCGAAGCTCGGCTTTGGCAAGTCGAAGCCGACCGGGACGCAGTCCGATCCGCTTTTTGTAAGGTTGATCGCAGCAGCGGGCGCCGCCGGCGGAACTCTCGACAGCACGGGAGCTGGGTCGCTGCTGCTGAGCGCGCTGGGCGCATCGGGTCCCGCGGGCACCACGGGCAGCAGCAAGGGCAGCTTCCTCTCCACGGTGCTGCCGGCGCTGACGCAAATGATTCCGCACCGCGCCTCGGGCGGTCCGATTCCGGCGAATACGCCGGCGATCGTCGGCGAGAATGGGCCGGAGCTGTTCATGTCGAGCCGGGCCGGTCACATCGTGCCCAACAGTGCGCTGGGCGGCGCGCTCTCGAAAGTGCTGCCGGCGCTGACGCATATGATTCCCGGCTTTGCCTCCGGAGGCCCGATTCCGTCGAACATGCCGGCGATCGTCGGCGAGAACGGGCCGGAGCTGTTCATGCCGGCGAGCTCCGGGCGCATTGTGCCGAACGGAGACTTCGGAGGCGGCGCCGGCGGTGGAGACACGCACGTCCATGTGGACGCGCGCGGCGCGCACGATCCAACCGCGACCGAAGCCGCCGTGCATCGCGCCATGAAGTCGTACCTGCCGCACCTGGACGCGCGCACGATCGCCACGGTGCGGGCCTACAACAAGGCGCGGCCGGGAACGGCGCGACTGTGAGGCTTTTCGTCGTTGGACGAGCACTTTACGTTCACTGCGCCAGACAGGGCGCGCGAAACACAACAACAGCTCCGCTCACCGCGGGGCTGTTCTTTTGGGGGAGATCTCCGATGAAACGCTGGATTCCTGGCGCGCTCGCCGCGCTGCTGCTGCTGCCGTGCGCCCTCGCGCAGACGGGCTACGTGACGATGACGGCGGCCAATCTGATCGACCAGAGCGGCGGCGGAGCCACGATCACGAATGCGACGGCGACGTTCTGTCTCGTGAATGCCGGCGGCACGCCGATCGGCGTGCATATCGGTTCGAGCTCCGGCGGCCAGGCCGCGCCCCGCTGTTCGTCGGGCCCGGTGAATAACGGCGCGCTGGTTGGGACGTGGCAGGCGGCCGACCCCACCGCCGCGGGCACGAATCTGGTACCGGACCCGATCCTGACGAGTTGGACGACGTGGTCGAATCCTGGGGCGGGCTGGAGCATTCAGCCAGGCTCGGTAGGGCTGGCGGGCGTCAATTTCTTCCAGTTAAACACGTCCGCGAATGGCACGAACGCGTATTCGCAGTCTGCTGCGATTACGGTGGTTCCAGGGCAGACCTATACGTTCACGGGGTATATGAACGCCCTTGATGTCACTGCTGGCAGCTTGTATTGGCAGGTGTGGGCCGAAGGTTCGGGGACGCAGTTGGGCGCGGTTGCGGCCACGCTGGGTGCGGTGGGGGGTTATTACACTGTCCAGTTCACTGTGCCGAGCGGGGTGACATCCGTTCTGGTGCGAGCCGTGATCAACTCGCTGGCGATTACGTCCGGTAACACCGCCGCATTCGCGGCACCGCTGCTGCAGGCCGGCAGCGCGCGGCTCGTCGATACCAACCTCAGCAACCCGCAGAATCCCTGCTATCAACTCACGGTCACCGACAACACCAGCGGCAGCGTCCTGCTGGGCGGACCGGGATCCGGGTACAGTTGCCTGCAGCCGCAATGGACGGAAAGCTCGCCGATGAGCTGCGTCGCCGGCCTCTGCAACCTTGACAGCTATATCCCGACGACTACGCCCGGGGTGATGATCGGGCTCGCCGGGCCAGTGGGTCCCACAGGGGCCACAGGGGCAACGGGGGCGACTGGAGCGACTGGGCTATCCGGCTCTGTCTCCGCTGCGGGGTCGGCTGGAACTGTGCAAACATCCAACGGCGCGGGCGGATTAAGTGCGGCAACGGTTGCGAACCTGGGCGCGGCTCTCTCCGATTCGAACGGGAATTATGTCCTGAATCGCTCTCCGACGTGGCCGATTAACAGCCTTCAGTCCGGGGCGGTGCTTCTCGGTGGCGCGTGCCCGCTGTATGGCAGCGGATCGCCAACGGCTGCCCAGGAAGGCGTGATTTGTATTGGTTGGCAGGCGGGGCAAAACCTGCTCTATGCCAACGGGAGTGTGTACATCGGCAATGATGCCGGGCAGTTTAAGGTAGGCTCAGCAAGCCTGGGCGGTGAAGATGGCAACATGACCTGCGTAGGTTCCTTCGCCTGTCAGGCGGACACTACCGGCGCAGAAGACGTTGTGTACGGGATGAAAGCCTATGAATTCGGCACGGGTGAGAACAGCAGCGTAATCATCGGAAACCACAACTACTACGAAGGCGGCGGGACCGATAACATCGACATAGGTTCGACGATTGCAGACTGGGCCAACACAGCCGGTACAAACACTACATTCCTGGGAGGCACGAACAACGTCAACCTGGGTTCCCAGCTGTTTGCGGCCACCGGCCTGACCCCGAGTACAACCTATGTCGAGACGCAATCGACGGTTGTAGGGTCCGGCGCGGGAGGCTGCCTCTTTAACACGGGTCCCAATCTTCTGTTGGGCGCTGGCGTGGCTGGGCCAGACAACGCCAGCGGTCTAGGTTCCCCATATCCGTGCACGGGCACACTGCCAACTGCACAGTACAACATCTTCATCCAGCCCGGGCCGAATGGGACAAACCCTAATGTAGGGCATTCCATCACAACAGGGTCCGCCAACATCGCGATGGGAACCGGCGGTACCTCAAACCCCTGGGGCGTCCCCGGTTCAGCACTGACGAGTGGCAACGGAAATACGATCCTTGCCGCCGGAGCTGGGGCAAATGCCACGACAGCGAGCTGGCTGTCTTTGTATGGCATGGAAGCAGGGAGTGCACTGACCACGCCCAGCGGCATCAGTGCTTTCGGCGCGTGGGCACTCTATCGCTTGCAGACGGGCACACAGGACAGCGCCTTTGGGTTCCACGCCTGTGATGCGGCCACGGGCAGCGAGTCGCAGGATACCTGCCTTGGTGACACTGCCAATATTGTGGCAGGAGCGTCCAGGGCAACGGTGATTGGCCAGGCGGCCACAGCTGCGTATCAGAGCCTGGTCCTGGGGTACAGTGCATCAGACGCGGGCAGCAACGGTACCAATGTTGTGATCGGATATTATGCCGCGTGCACAGGTTCCGGTGAGCAATACAACACCATCCTGGGTGGCTCCTGCTCGGGCACTGGGACACAATATTCCCTCGCTTTAGGCTCTCATTCGGTTGTAGCAGCATCCGATGCTACGGAGATCAATGACAGTGGAGCTACAGCCACCAACAGCACCCAGCACACGCTCCAGTATGACTCGTGGAATTTTCTGACGAGCAGCGGAGCAGCCACCTTTCTAACTGCCACGATCACCGGGGCCGCGCCCAGCGTCACCACGGGGCAGCTTGGCATCGGCAGCAGCACGGTCACGACGGCGACAGCGGGAGCCGCCACGCTGCCCGCTAACCCACTAGGCTTTTTAACCTGGAATCTCGCCGGTACCGCCGTCAAGGTTCCGTACTACAGCAACTAAGAGGAGACACAAATGAGGTACTTTCTTTATGCACTGCTGTTGAGTGCGGCCACACTTGCCGGAGCCCAGGTCAAGGGCACTATCGATTTCACACAGCCGCTGCACGGGCTAGACGGTAAGCCGATCCTGCTCACAGCGGAAAAGAACTCGCCCGCTGCTACGCTGGGCGATGTGGCGGTGAACGCGCTCGAATCGGTGACCGATCAGGACCGTGGCCTTACCGGACAGGTGAAGTTTCAGCGTGACGAGCTGGCGCGCCACATCTATGGCAACAAGCACGCCGTGCTGTCCATCGAAGATGTATCGCTCATCAAGGACCGCATCGGCCAGGTCTATGGACCGCTGGTGGTGGGCGCGGCGTGGCCCCTGCTCGATCCAAGCATGAAGGCGGAGAATTAGCGGCGCAGCCAGCTGCAATTGATTGCAGAAAACCCGATGGTGGCACCAGCACTTCGCTCGGATCGGTGACGCCCACCGGAATTACGCATACTGGCTTGACCCTCACAGGATCATGGAACGCAAACGACTATATCGGCATGGAGGTTACATCGGGAACCTGCACGGCGTTTCAGGCCAGCCCGGAGTCTGCTCAACCAGGTCACCGCCTACGTTTCAGACTCGACTGCCTGCACGAGCGGCACGACCTACACCTCCGGCGGATCGACAGCCTGCAAGGTCCTCTGCACGGGTGGCAACTGGGTCGAAACCGGCTACGGATACCCGTACTAACAACCGCACAAAAGGCCATCCATGCAGACCATCACCATCAACGGAACCAGCTACGGGCTGGTGACGATGCCGGCGTCGCCGGGTCCGGCCGACATCGAGATCGGCTGGAACGATCTCGTCACCCTCATGGCGTCGCCCTACACGCTGCAGCAGCAGGTGCTGCAGTGGCCTGGCGCCGACTGGTGGGATGCGAAGATCACCCTGCCGCCAATGGCGACGGCCAAAGCGGCGCCCTGGGAGGCCTTCCTCGCCGAGCTGCGCGGCCCGTTGAACGTCTTCAAGCTCGCCGATCCGCGCCACATGAAGCCGTTGGGGTCCGCCCTCGGCGTGCCGAAGATCGACAGCGGCACCTATGCGGCGACGACGTCGACGATCGGCACGACTGGCTGGCAACCCGATCAGGCGCGCGTTCTGTTGCGCGGCGATCGCTTCCAGCTCGGCTACCGCCTGCATATGGTGGTGGATTCCGATGTCAGCTCCGACAACAGCGGCGCCGCGACCATCTCCATCTGGCCTTCGCTGCGCGAGGCGCCGAGCGCCGGCGAAGCGCTGATCCTGAAGTGTCCGAAGGGACTGTTTCGCCTGCCGCAGGGACGCCGCTCGCTGCAGGCTTCGCCGCGCCGGCTGACCACGCTCGGCTTTGCGGCGCTGGAAGTGAGGTAAGATGCCCCGCGATCTCGATGCAACCCTGGCCGCCGACATGGCGGGGCCCAGCTTTGCTCCGGTCGTGCTGGCGCAGTTCGGCTTCCGCTCGCAGACCATCGGCGCATGGAGCGGCCCGGGC